CTATCTGAAGCACTACGTGTCCGTGGTCGATGGCGTCGTGGTCAATGAGTCCGAATTGCGGATTGATTTCCCGCTGAACGGTGCGCAGATTCGCATCTACGGCGCGGACAACCCGGACGCCCTGCGAGGCATCTACCTTGACGGTGCGGTGCTGGACGAATACGGGATGATGGCCCCGACGCTGTTCTCGGAGGTCATTCGCCCGCTGCTGTCTGACCGCAAGGGTCGGGCGCTGTTCATCGGCACGCCCAACGGGAAAAACCAGTTCTACGACATCATCCAGACCGCCAAGCGGGAATCCGACTGGTTCTTTGCCGAGTACAAGGTCAGCCAGACGCATCTGATTGACGGCGGGGAACTGGCGGCGGCGAAGCAGGTCATGTCGGAGGATGAGTACGCGCAGGAGTACGAGTGCTCCTTCGAGGCGTCCGTCAAGGGTGCCGTCTACGCGCGTGAAGTGGCCCTCGCCCGCGAACAGAACCGCCTGACGGTGGTCCCGTATGACCCGGCTATGCTGGTGTCTACCGACTGGGATCTTGGCGTCGATGACGCGATGGCGATCGTGTTCTCGCAGGTCACACCGTCTGGCGAGATTCGCATCATTGACTACTACGAAGCCTCTGGCGTCGGCCTCGACAAGTGCGCCCAGGTGCTACGCGAGAAGCCGTACGTATTTGACGCCCATTACGCCCCGCATGACATCGCGGTCCGTGAACTGAGTTCGGCGCGTTCCCGGTTGGATGTGGCTCGCGGCCTCGGCATTTTCTTCACAGTCAGCCCACGGGTACAGAACGTGGCCGAGCGCGTCTATGCGGCGCGGTCAATCTTCCCGCTGACCTACTTCGACCAGCACAAGTGCGCCCGGCTGATTGAGTGCTTGCAGCACTACCGCTGGAAAGAGAAGGCGGCGGACTCGACTGGGAACGCGCTGCCGGTGCATGACTGGGCTTCGCACGGGGCGGATGCGTTCGGCGGGCTGGCGTACCGCAACCCGCGTACGTCGCGGAAGGCCAAACTGTTGGAGCAGGCGACGTTGAAGCAGGCGCAGCGGGATTCGGAACCAGATGAGCAGCGCGGGCGGATACGCGGCGGTGGGTTCAGACGGCAGCGACTGGGAGGGTATTGATGCGTCGCCGTGAGTTCTTCTCTACGTGCGCTGCGGCTGTCATGGCCGGTAGGACTTCCGCGCTTGTCGCCTAGCACTATGGTTCGTCCACCTGTGGATATGGACATCAGCCGTGGCGGCGTTGCGTGGGCGCTGGCTGCTCTTGGGTGGTCATCGCAAGCGACGGAAACACCGGCTCTAGTCGTACACACGAAAGCGGCCGAGTGGGTTCCCGGTGTTGTCTGTGGCGGTCCAGAGTTGCGCGTCATCTACTCGCGGGATTTGCCGTATGAAGACGCGTGGTTTATTGAATTCGATGGTCGCCGCGCCGGCTCGATCGGCGCGTAGTGGAGGGTATTGAGATGCAGACGAGCGCGATGACGCCGAGTACCGGCTACAACAAGCCGAAGGGCGGGAAGAAGTCGGGCAAGGGGAAGAAAGGCTGCTAATGCCGAGTCATCAGGCTCGCCGGAAGCCGCTGCCGAAGGACTACCAGTTCCCGACTGTGGCGCAGGTTGAAGCGCGGCGTTATGACGCGGGGACGTTGGCACGGTTGCGGGCGTTGTGGCCGCTCATGTCAGCCGAAGGTCGGGCGCGTGCGGTCGCTAATGGTGAAGTGTTCCCGCTTGACGACGACGGCGAAGGCTACGGGCACGCGGTCTGATGGCGAAGCCCAAGCTCTACGTCGATGACGCGCCAATTGTGCCGCCTCCGAGCACGATGACGGTGGAGTATGGCCCGAAGCCTGTGCTGTATCTTCCCTGCGGCAAAGTCCTCGTGCGCAGGCCCGGCTTTTGATGGCGAAGCGCCCACACCGTCGCGCGCCGGTTGTTCCCACGGTCTACCTGCTCCTGCGCTACCACGGGCAGCAGACGGAGACGATCGGGTCGTTCTCGTCTGACGACAAGGCGAAGCAGCAGGCGGAACGGCTGATCAAGCAGGCCGTGGGGCTGAGCACGCTGTCTCGCCTGCGTCTGACCTGGGAGCCACGCGGCGGGATGGAGTTCCTGAACTACGGGCGCGATGCCCACGATTTTCGGTTCCGCGTGGAGCCGTGGCCGGTAGACGGAGAAGCCTGATGGCAAAGCGGAAGTCGGACGCGTTCGATGTGCAGATGAGCGAGGCAGAACGGAACAACCTCGCCCATGATCTGTGCCGGGAGATTGAAGACGCCATCTCGGCGCGGTCTGAAGTGATCGCGGACGGCGGGCTGATCGACCTGTACGACTGGTTTTACGAGCAGGGGCGCAGCAATCCCGAGGATCGGCCGTTCCCCGGCGCGGCGGACCTGACGAGCACGATCATCACCGAGAACGTGGACGCCATGCGCGCCCGGCTCGTGAAGGGCATCAGCGCGGAGCCGTTCTGCACGGTGGACGGATGGGGCAAGGACGCGCAGAAAGCGCAGTTTGTCGAAGCCTTCCACGAGTGGCAGGTCGAAGAGACGGGCCTCAAGGCGGAGCTTGCGAAAGCCATCCACGGGGCGCTGATCGAGGACTGCCAGGTCATCGAAGTGCGCGAGCGCATCGAGACGCGGCGCATGGTCGAAGAGTTGGACGTGGCGATCGAGACGGACCCGGAGACAGGCGGACCGATCCTCGATGCAGAGAGCGGGCGTCCGCTGTTCAAGCGTGACCCTGAGACGGGCGATTTCTTGCCCGCAGAGGACGGCCAGCCAGCCGCGAAGATCCGGCGCGATTACACCAAGGCCAAACGCCTCGGGCCGGAGTTCGACACGATCTCCATGAAGGAATTCGTCTTCCTGCCGTCGCACGCGAAGAACCATCGGCAGGTCTACGGCTACGCCTATCGGTTCTGGAGCCGTCTGCCGGAACTGGAAGAACAGGCAGCGGATGGCGTGTACGACGCGGACGCGCTGGATGCCATTGGGCGGGAGAGCGATCGCGGAGAGTCCTCAGTGGCTCCCGTGGTCAGCGGGCCGACGACGAGCACCACGGACGCGGCGAAAGAGAAGGAACTGTATCAGGTCAGTCTCAAGCGCGACCTGGACGGCGACGGGCGCGAAGAGTGGTACGTCATTACCCTGTCGCTGAAGCAGCGGGTGATCCTGCGGTGCAAGCTGGACACGTTCGCCATGAAGGTGGGCAAGTCGCGCTGTGTGCCGATCGTGCTGTTCCCTCGGCGCAATTCGGTCTACGGCTACTCCTACGCGGGCGACAAGCTCCTGACGCTGGCGGAAGAGGATACGGCGCTGCGGAATGCGTCGGCCGATAAGAACGCCCTCGCTACCAATGCCCCGATGACGGTGCTTCAGGGTTCCGCGTGGGATCCGAACGAGCAGCCCTTCGGGATCGGGCGCGTCATCACGGTTAGGAGCCACGACGAGATTAAGCAGCTCCAGGTGAACGACGTACCGCAGTCGCTGGTGTGGCTGCGTCGAGACGTAATGGCGCTTAAGGAGCGCGTCGGCGGGCTGGCGGATACCGCGATCGGCACGCAGTCGAGTGAATCGCGCACGCTTGGCGAAAACAACATGGTCGCTGCGGCCTCGGCGGTTCGCGTGGAAGAACCGTTGAACAATCTGCGGCAGGCTATCGCGCAGATCATGCAGTTGGCGCACGCCATCTGGATCGAGACGGTCGAAGCGGATACGCGCGGCGTCGATGCGCCTGACAGCGTGATCGCGGGCCTCGAAGCCGCGGGCGCGGAGTTGCAGGGCGGGCGGTTCACGGCTGAGCAGTTGAAGGGCCGGTTCCGCTTCAAGCCGTACGGGTCGGTCGATACGGCCGACAACAACATGCGGATGCAGTACTTCAACCAGAGCCTGATGACCTTGGGCAACCTGGCGAAGCTATTCCCCGCGTACGGGCAGATTTTCCAGAATCAGGACGTGGCGCGGTCGATCCTTCAGGAGTGGGGGCGCGTGTTCAAGGTGCGCGACCCCAATGTCTTTATGAAGGCGGCGCTGGCTCCGATGCCCGCGCAGTTGCCACAGGCGGGCGGGCAGGACATGGCGGGGGGAACGCCGCCGCAGCCGGGACAGCCAGACGGGGCGGGTGGTCCGCCTCCCGAGCTTGCGGCGCTGTTGCAATCGTTAGGCGGGAATGTCAACTAGAGGAGGAGACATGCTGTTTCGGAAGAAGCCAGTTGTCATCAGTGCAGTGCAGTTCAACAAGCCCGGCGACCATCCGGCCGTGCTGGCAGACGCGTGTAGCCCGACTGGCTACGCCATGCATACGCCAGAGAACACGGTGATCCGGCACGAGGTCACGATCGGCGACTGGATCATTACGGGCGTGAAAGGCGAGCAGTATCCGTGCAAGCCTGACATCTTCGCGGCGACCTACGACGCGCTGGAGTCTGCTGTCGCATGACGCCAGAACAGGAAGACGAAGTACGCGACCTGAAAGACCTTTTGGCATCGCCGGGCTGGCCGCGCTTCCTTGCGTTGATCAACGACACGCACGGACCGGAGGCGACGCTTCAGCAGATCGAGAAAACGGTGGGCCTTGTGGCCCTTGGCGATCAAGCGGCCGTCCACGACGCCACGCAGCATGTGATTAGCGCCAGCAAGGCGGCGCGCGGTGTGGCGCATCTCCCATCGGAGCGGATTGCCTATCTGGCGGGTCAGAAGACCGTCCGCAAGCCCTTCGCGGCATGGAGGCGGGCATGATTCGCGTGATTGGGGATCGCGTGCTTGTGGCCCTCCCACCGAAACCCACGGAACAGGAAGACTCGACCGGCTTCAGCTACCAGCAGGAGCAGGTCACAGCGGGCGGGATCATCCTGGCGAAGCCCGTCGATGCCTACAACATCGAAGTCGCGACGCGCGGCCTCGTGGTGCAGGTCGGCCAGAAGCGCGGGACGGTGGAACTGGATGCGGTGCTCGGCCTGATCGGGGAGTTCGGGACGGACATCGCAGGCGCGAAACGGGCGGTACAGCGGTTGGGACCGGCACCATTCGACGTGTCGGTTGGGGACTGTGTGCTGTTTGCGCCCGGAGTCGGGGAGCAGATCGACGCAGACGGGGTGAGCTACGTAATTCTCCACGAGGAGCAGATTCTGGCCCGCGTGGATCCGCTGGAGGCGGATGCAGCATGAGCGACGAACAGTACGAACAGCCCGCAGAGGAGCAGATCCACGACGGCATTCCGGCGGAGGGGTCCGACGATGCCGATGACCTGATGACCGCGCTGGAAGTCGGCGCACAGGTCGATCCGAAGTCCGGTCAGAAGATGGTGACCGTGCCGCTTGGTACCCTGGTCGGCCTGCGGAAAGGTTCGCGGGAGTCGGCCAAGCGCATCAAGGAACTGGAACCGCTGGCGGCGCGGGCCAAAGAGGTAGACGAGCGGTTGGCGCAGGCCAGCCCGATCATCGATGCCGTCCTCAGCAACCCGAAGCTGCGCGCGGAGGCGATCCGGACGGCGCAGGGCACGCGGACCTCTTCGGAGTCCACGGTGCAGCCGGACGACGCCGATGCGGTGGCGATGGCGGAAGACCTCGGGTTCTACCTTGCGGACGGCGTGACGCCTGACGCGGCGCGTGGTGCTCGGGTGCTCGCTCGCGTGGCGGGCAAGGCACAGGCAGCGTCGCAGGACGCGGTACGGCCCTTTGCGGGGCTGGCGCTGAACCAGCAGGCCGAGACGAACATGCGGCAGGCGCTGGCGATGACGGATGACGACGGCGTTCCACTGGCAACCCCGGAGAGCATCCGCGAAGTTGCCAAGATGCTGCCTCCGCATCTGCTCGCGAATCCGCAGGTCGTGGAACTCGTCGTGAACAACGCGATAGGCATTGACCGGCGCAATCGGCGTACCCCGAAGGCGCAGGACGAACCGCTGTACATGGCCTCGCAGAACGGGCGCAGGGCAGGCGGCGGGGCGGTGGTGTCGGCCGAGGAGCGGGCGTTCATGAAGCGCAACGGCATCAGCGAGAAGGACTATCTGCGCTCGACGCAGAACCTCGCTACGGGTGTGGCTGGTCGGCGCGGGATCGCGCTCGGAGGTGACGAATAATGGCCCGCAAGAAGCGCGTCCCGACGCCGGAGATTCCGCTGTCTACGGCTGGCATGACCACGCCAGAAGCCTTGCTGGAGCGGTTTAAGGACTTCCCCGCGATCAACGTGATTGCGCGGCGGTTCTCCAACCCGAACGACCCCGGCTCGCTGCCGATTCTGCTCAAGGGGGAATCTCCAGACGCCTGCACGAACTCGGAGCATCAGAACCGCCTGCGGACGGGTCAGACGGCCTGCACGATGTGCCGCCCATCGCGGCCGGTGCGGAACTGGTTCGTCTACTGGGTCAACACGGCGCGCGAAGGCCGGTGGGCCAGCATGAAAGAGAAGGGCTACGTGCCCGTGGACATCGCCGAATTGCAGGACGTGGAGGACGTGTCGGACCGGGTGAAGAATCCCGGCGACAGCTACGTCAGGCGCGGTGATACCGGCAAGGAAGTGTTGATGAAGATGCCGCTGGAGGTGTGGCTCTACATCAAGCGCCAGCAGCAGGAGATACGCACGGCTCGCTTTGGCTCCAAAAAGCAGGTGCAGTCGGACCTGAGCGAGTTGGCCGGTCGGGAGTTCGGCGACGAAGCCGGGCAGACGCTCCACGACGGTGGCATCCAGATCGAATCCATGCGGCGGGTTCGGTCCACGCTCGGCGACGAAGCGAACGACGCGATCGACGCCTAGAGGCTGTGGGCGGGGCGCAGTTTCCTCCCCTCGGCTGCGCCCCGCTTGACAGTGTTCTACCTTCTGTGAAACTGAGACTGCACGTTTCTCGCTTGCGGGTACGGCGTCCCGTCAGATCACGCCACCTGTTGCCGCTCCAGCCCTGAGTGGTCCGATGCAGATGCTGGCCCTGCCATGTGCCAGACGTGCGGGTCTTACGTCGGTTGGCGTAACGGCCTGTCAAGCGCATCCAACCTCCACAACAGTTGATTTTGCTTGTTCTCGCGGCGGCGACAGCCACGCGTGGAGGCGTAGTACATGGCTACTTTCGTTCCCGGCAATGGCGACATCATGCGCCCGTACGGCCGGTGTGAGATTCGACACTATCCCGAAGCCGCGTCGCAGACGTTCAAGGCGGGTTACCCCGTCATCCTCGACGCCGCATCCAACGAGAACCGTATCAAGGTGTCGGCCGATGCGCCGACTGCCGCGCTGGTCGGCGTGGCCTGCCAGGATGCCACGGGCACCACGGGCAGCATGATCGCGGTCTGGGTCGCGAAGCCGGAACTCAAGTTCCAGATGCGGACCGTCGCGTCTGACGCGGTGGACTTCTCGGACATCGGCACGGCGCGCAGCATCAAGAAGCACGCCTCGCTCAACATCTGGGTCTGCGACACCGCCACGGCTGGCTCTGACTCGGTGGTCGTGGAGAAGTACCACAACCCCGATACCAACGCCCTGCTGACCGCTGAAGGCGACCTTGAAGCGATGGTCGTCGTCCACTTCGATCCGAAGGCTACCGTGTTCGGAGCGGGCGTCTAGCCCTCCGCTTTCACCTTCTTGAGGAGCTAGAGACATGGCACAGGTTCGCGCACTTCTCCCGGCCAATATCGACAATGTCGATAAGCAGGTCACCGCCCTTCTGGACAAGAACGTCCGGGAGCTTCAGCCGATCTTCCCGAAGCTGTTCCGCAAGCAGTCCACCACGCGCAAATTCGAGCGCATCGTGTCCTTCGCGCCCTTCGGCGACGTGCCACAGAAGCCCGAAGGCGAGCCGTACGCCACGGACATCATCCAGCAGGCGTTCACCAAGGACGTCACCCCGCTGGAGTGGGGCCTCCAGTTTGCCGTCACCGAGACGGCGGAAGAGGACGACAGCGAGGACATCCTCGCCAAGAAGTCCAAGTGGCTCGTGTTCTCCATGCGGCAGGTGCAGGACAAGCAGGCCGCGCTCGTGTTCGACAACGGCTTCACCACGCAGACCACGGCCGACGCGGTGGCGCTGTTCTCGACGGCCCACACCCTGAAGCGCGGCGGCACTGCGAAGAACCGCCCGTCCTCGGATGCGGATCTCTCGGTCACCTCGCTGGCGCAGGCGTTCATCGATCTCGACACGGACACCAAGATCGAGTCCGGTCAGATCGTGATGCCCGCGAAGGGGTTCTACCTGCACGTCGCCCCGGCCAACCGCTTCAACGCCATGCGGATCATCAAGTCGGCGCTGATCCCCGGTGAAGCGAACAACGACATCAACCCCATGAAGGATCTCGACATCACGATCGTCGTGAATCCCTTCCTGGCCGATACCGACGCGTGGTACCTCGTCCCGAAGGACAAGGAAGCCAACGGACTCGTCTACATGGAACGCCGGGCGATCTACCAGCCCGCGCCCATGACCGACGCGGATACCGGCAACCGCCTGTACAAGCTGCGCGCCCGCATGGTGTGGGACTCGATCGACTGGCGCAACCTGTATGGGACAGTCGGCGCGTAGTTCGTCGTTTCTCCGCGCTTCGTCCCTGCGGGTGCCCGTACGCGGCGGGTGGTGCTCCGGCACTGCTCGCAGGGAATTCACCGGAGAGTGAGACATGGCAACGACGAACTTCCCGAACGGCATTGCGGTGGGCGTGCCGCTGACGATGACGGGCAAGGGTGCAGTCACCCAGGCGACGAATCGCACGACCGCCGTGACCCTGAACAACCAGTGCGGCACCATCACGACCCATACCGCATCACTGGCGGCTGAGGCCTCGGCGGCGTTCACAGTGACCTGCTCGGCAGTGCTGAGCGCGTCTGATGTGGTCGCGGTGTCAATCCAGTCGGGCAGCAACGGCGGCAATACGGCTGTCGCGGTTACCACGGTCGCGGCTGGCTCGTTCCAGATCAAGGTGAGCAACAACAACGCGGCGGCTGGCACGGCGGAAACCGGCGCGATCCTGATCAACTACGCGGTTATCAACGTCACCGCGTAAGGGGGCCTCATGGCTGTAACCAGACAGGGGCGCTCGATCCAGATGACGGCGACGGGCGATGCCGTCACGGGCGTGATGTTTCCGGTGGGCCTGAACTTTCAGGGTACCGGCCTCACGGCGGGACAGCGGCTGCTCGTCACGGCGACCGATGGGTCGGTCGTGGCCGACTACATCACGGAAGGCACGTCGGACAACGCGGATCTGCTCAACGGTCGGAAAGGCCTGTGCTATCAGGGGCTGACGATCGCGGCTGGCACGGTGGCCGGAACGTGGGTGCTGTCGATCGTGCTGGAATAGCCCGATGACATTTCTTGAGCTGTACGGCACGGAACTCGACCGCGAACTCGGCACAGTAGACCGGTCACAACGGTTCACGACTGCGCGACGACAAGCGGCCATCAATGCCGCACAGGTGGAGTTCGTCAAGCGCACGGAATGCTTGACGCGCTCCGTCTCGATCTCGTTGGTGGATGGCACTCGGGAGTATGACCTGGAGGCCTCCATCAGCGACTTCGGGTGGATCTCCAAGCAAGGCCTGTCCATCAGCGTCACGGACGGGACGACGACGTGGTACTACGAGGGCGACGATCTCACCTTCACCACGATCGAGCGGCTGAACGCGGAGCATCCCGGCTGGCGTGCGTGGACGGCGGGCATTCCCAAGTACTACTACATCGACAGGAACGGCGGGGCGCTCAACCTCGGCTTTGCTCCGGCTCCGGACTTCGACGGAGACACGGCGGCGGTGCGCGTCCATGCCGTCGTGCTGCCAGCGGACATGAGTGCGGATGCAGACGAGCCGTTCACGATCAGCAGTAACCCGATCAAGTCCCTGCGGTTCCATCATCGGGCGCTGGTGTACTACGCGGCGTTCGACCTGGAGAAGCTTCGCAAGGATCCGCAGCGCGAAGGGCTGTTTTCGCAGTTGTTCGATGCGGAGATTGAGAAGTACTTCGCCGCGATGAAGCCGAAGGGCGGGCAGCAGGTCCGCTTCGCTCGCCACTATAGGTCTGAAGCGGCGCACGGCATCGGCCGCGTGCCTGATCCACGGCGGTATCCATGAAGCTGCTGCTTGCGTGTGGCTGTGAGCGGGCGTATGCGGAGACGGCTCCGATCTGTCCGCAGCATGGTTCGCAGCGCGTGGTACGGACGATTGGCGTGCGTGCGCCACGGATTCGTGGGGTGGCGACGGGACCGCATGTGACACCGGAAGACTTGGCCCCGTGGACGGGCCGCATTGCAGGGGCTGAGGATTCAACACATGGCTAACGCACCGATCGGTATCAACTTCATGCCCACGCAGGACGCGGCGGACATGGGCCAGCAGCGCGGCAACATGGAAGGCGACCTCGGGGAAGCGATCAAGATCCTCTCGCTGCGTGCGCCTCGCGTGCTCGGTGCGCGTGCTCCCACGCCGGGCGGCAACCTGAGCGGCGGCGGATCAAGCCCGCTGGCGGGTCTGGCTGGCAACATCAATACGGGCGGGCAGGCTGGCGGGTTCAACCCCAATGCTGCGCTATTTCAGGCGCTGATCTCCGCGCTGATGGGTAGCGGCGGCGTCGATAAGCCGACTGGCGGCGGTGAAGTCGGGAATCCGATCTTCAAGTTCATCGGCCCCGGTGGGCCTGACCCCGGCTCGTTCGACCCGATCACGACCGAGAACACCGAAGATCCGATCTACAAGAAGCCGGAGACGAACTGGGGCAGCAACGGCGGCGATCCGCTGTCCTACGGTGGCGGCGCGATGGCGCGTCAGAACCCGGTGAAGTACATGCCGGAGACGCAGCAGGCGTACGGCAGCGGTGATTTCTCCAGCTACTAGCCCATGCCGAGTTCGATTCGGGCAACCAAGCTGTCGGGGACCGGCAAGCGGCTGCTGTCGGTCGAGGATCTGTCAGGCGGGCTAGATCAACGCAAAGCCCCGACGCTCCTCAAGCCGAACCGCGCCCGCGTGTGCCGGAACTGGTCCCTGCGCGAACCTGGGGCGCTCGTGATGTTCCCCGGTTGGGATACGGTATCCGATGCCTCGCTTGGCTCTGGTAGACCGCAGGGCGGCAACCGGATCTATCTCGGCTCGGTCAGTGCCTTCTCGCTGCTCGCGTGGAATGGCGGCGTCTACAAGCCTACCGATGGATGGGTGCTCGGCTCGACCGTCTCGACCGGGTGGAGCACGTCGAATCAGATTTTCTTCCCGTACGACCGTGACATCGTGGCGATCTTCGACGGGGCCACGGCGGCGAAGAAAAGCGTAGACGGCACGACGTGGACGGCGCTTGGCATCGCGGCTCCGTCTGCGGCTCCAGCCTCGGCCAATCTCGCGGGCGGATCACTGGTTAGCGGCAACGTCTACGAGTTCAGCTATTCCGGGCGGGATGACGGCCTGCTGCATGAGGGCAACGAGTCCGCGACGGTGCAGCATACGCCCGCAGGCGCGAATCTCTCCGTCCGTCTGACGCTGAACAAGCACACCGATACGCAGGTCGATACGCTCGTGGTCTATGGGCGGGATGTGACCGCTGGAGAGCCGGTGCGGCGACGGATCGGGACGGTGGCAAATCCAGGCGGCGCGTCGGTCACCTACGACGTGACCAGCAATTCGTGGGGGTCTGGGACAGAAGCGCCAAGCGACCACGACGTACCGCCCCTGCTGGCCTTCGGCGTGGTCTGGAAGAACCGTTGGTGGGCGCGGCACGCCACGATCACGAACCGCCTGCACTTTACGCAGGTCTTCGAGAACCAGAGTTGGGCGGACTCGTTCTATATCGACATCCCGTTTGAACGCGGCGACAACATCACGGCGCTTTTGCCTCTGGGCGATACGCTGCTGGTGTTCGGTCAGACTCGCGTGTTTCTGGTCATCGGCCAGACCTCGCTGGATTTCGAGGTGCGCCCGTCTGGTGCGAGTCAGGCAGGGGCGCTCGGTCCCTGCGCGGTCGATGCACTGGAAGACGGCGCGATCCACGCGGCGGCGGAAGGGATCTATCTGTTCGATGGAGCCTCCGATCGGCTGCTGTCGTACGACATTGACGGCTTCTCGCCTTCCGCGATTGGTTGGCGGACCTATGTGACGACCGCAAGCGCATCGGACTTGCAGCGGACGCCGCTGGTGTATCACCAAGCCACGAAGGAAGTGGCGATCGGCGTCACGAACCTGTACCCGTTCGGCACGGCGGGGGAATGGCTGCTGGATCTGAATCGCACGCGCTTGCAGGATGTTCCGGCGTGGACAACCACGGATCGCGCGATCGGCGGGTATATCCGGTGGGATGGCAACGAGACGACCACGGGTAATCGCGGGCGGTTGTTCTCGTGGTCGCAGACGGTCGGGACAGTGGCAGAGGAGCGCGTAGGGACGACGGCAGACGGCTCAGCGATGGTCGGTGACTATCACGGGCCGGTGTTTGCCACGGGTGCGTATCTCGCGCAGTTCCCCGATGCCTACGTCGAAGTCGAGCCGAACTCGGGCGCATTCACGATGGAATTCGTGGTGGATGGCGTGTCGCTCGGCTCGCAAACGTTGAACATAGGGTCTGGGCTGTCGCTGTATGGCTCCATGTTGTACGGCACTGGTACGTACGCAGGCGTCGGACGGCAGCAATTGCCAATGGATCTCCCGCTTGAAGCGGAAGGGCACACGATTCAAATGAAGGCGACCTATACGGGGTCGGCGGCGTTCCGGTGGTTCACTTACCGGATCGGGCTGATTCCTGAAAGCGGAGTCAGCGGGCTATGAGCGCAACCTTCCCCACCGGTGTGAAGTCGTTTACGACCAAGCTGTCAGGAGACGCGGCGCAGGCTGGTCACATCAATGACTTGCAGCTTGAAGTCACCGCGATCGAAACCGCGCTGGTCGGCGGCACGCTGCCTGCGGCGAATGGCTCTGCGCTCACCGCACTGAATGCGTCGAATCTGGCTTCGGGCACGGTGCCGGATGCGCGGCTGTCCTCGACGGTCGGCAATGTGGACGCCACGGAAACCGTCTCGGCGGTCTGGACGTTCTCGGCCAAGCCGAACATCAACGCGGGCTTGCAGTTCCCGGCTACGCAGGCGGCATCGGCGGATGCGAACACGCTGGACGACTACGAGGAAGGGACGTGGACCGTCTCGGATCAGTCCGGCGCGGGCCTGTCGCTGACGACGATCCAGACGGCTCGCTACGTGAAGAAAGGTCAGGACGTGTTTGTGAGTGGCGCGATCACGTATCCCGCCACGGCGAACGCCTCGAATGCCTCGCTTGGCACGTTGCCCTTCACGCTGGCGGCGACGGCGGCGGGGATTGTCGTGGGGTACTCGGACTTCGGCGTCGGCTTCACGTTGCAGGCGCAGGCGAGCGGGACGACGATCATTCCGTGGTCGCTGGCCGGTGCGCGTATCACGAACGCGAGCTTCTCGGGCAAGACGATCTACTTCTCGGGCAACTATCAGGCGAGCGCGTAAATGGCGTCGCTAGGCTACGTCGAGCGGGAAATCGCCTCACTGCCTCGGGAGTTGCGCCCGACGTTTCAG